GATATTCTATATAACAAACTGTTTATATTAAACAACGAACAAAACAAATCAGAGTTAATGTGTACATATAATATAGACTCATCACAGCGAGTAGAAATTATATCAGATACAATATCACTGCATAGGAAAAAACAAACAAATACTTTGTATACTATTAACGCATTGAATGAATGTATTAAATTGTGTAACAATGGAGTACTAGATAACCATTTTCAGTTAGAGTGGGATAACTATAGAAATTCTATATTAGTGACAAGTGATGAAGGTTTACAAAGAATAGATACTACAGTAAAAGAAGTGATTTACATTAAAGTAAAACGATAGTTGTTAATAACTTTTTGAAAAAAACCCTTAAAAATTTCCATATATCGGAAAGTTTTGTTATATTTATATATAATTAAAAATTACTTAATAACAAAGACAAATAACAAATGAGCAAATTGACACTAGCAATACTGCTATTCTTTACCGGCCAGTCTCTAATCTGGTTCCAAACAAACGGCCAGTTTATCTGGAAATGGTTTGACAAACACCCAATTTTATTGTCAGTAGGACTAGGAAGCGTAATTTCTTATATGTTTATTGTAGGTACTAAACTTATGGTAGGTCATTTCGACGGTCTTTTATGGCCAGGTAGATTTATGGGCTTTGCATTAGGCATAAGTTCTTATGCTGTACTTACTTGGTACTTCATGGGCGAAGGTATAACTCTAAAAACTCTAACATCATTAATACTATCAGCAGGCATAATTTGTGTGCAACTTTTTTGGAAATCAGCATAGTATGTCAAATAAATTTATTATATTATAGAATATGGCAAAACAACTAGGATACGCATGTATAAACATGCACTTAAGAAAACAAGGTATATACACAGGAAGGTCTATGATCAGACGCACATTTGATGCAAAAGGTTTAGACTATGTATCAGAGCTGTGTATAGAAAATACAAAAGATCTTATAAAGATTATTCAATGGAACGAAGACAATGGAATAAAAGTATTTCGTATGTCTAGCGAAATATACCCTTGGATGTCTGAATACGAATTTAAAGACTTACCAGATTATAAAGAACTATCAGCGCTATTAAAAAAAGCAGGTGATCTCGCACAAGGCTACGGCCAGCGTCTTTCATTCCACCCCGGGCAGTTTACAGTGCTTGCATCTCCTACTCAAAAAGTTGTTGATGGCGCATGGAACGAATTAAATAAGTCCGGACAGATAATGGATCTTATGGGTTTGCCAAGATCACGTATGGCAAAAATAAATATACATGTTGGTGGAGCCTATGGAAACAAGGAGACTGCACTTGTTAGATTTTGCAATAACTTTGAAAAACTATCGGACTCTGCAAAATCAAGATTAACAGTTGAAAACGACGATAAAGCTAGCATGTATTCTGTCAGAGATTTATACGAAGGTGTGTATAGACGTGTAGGTATACCTATTGTTTTTGATTATCACCATCACCAATTCTGTACTGGAGGTCAAACAGAAGAGGAGGCACTAAAACTTGCAGCATCAACATGGGGTGATGTAAAGCCCTGCACTCACTATTCAGAATCCCGCAGACGAGAGCATGCTCTAATTATAGAGGACATAATGGCAAAAAATAAAATAACTGAAAGTACACTATCAGACTTTCCCACAATACATAAGCTGCATCATGACGTAAGCAAGATAAGAGTTCAAGCTCATTCAGATCTTATAGTAGACAAGATTCATGACTATGGACTTGACATCGATGTTGTTGTAGAAGCAAAACATAAAGAGCTAGCAGTACAAGGCTACTTAAAAAAATACAAAAATAACTTACAAAAAGTTTTATAATGTAAATTATTTTTGTTATATTAACTAAATAATAATTAAAACAGGAGAACAAAATGGCTATTGATTTAGACGCAATCAGACGTAAGTTAAACAACTTACAAACACAAACAGGAAGACAAGATAACTTGTGGAAACCTGAACCAGGTAAAAACCAAGTAAGAATTGTACCTTACCAACACAACAAGGAGAATCCTTTTATCGAAATGTATTTTCATTACGACTTAGGTAAAAAGAATTACTTATCACCAATCACGTATGGCGAGCCAGATCCGGTAGAGGAATTTGCAGGAAAACTAAGAGCTACTGGGAAATCAGATGACTTTAAATTGGCAAGAAAGCTTTCACCAAAAATGAGATGTTATGTACCAGTTATCGTAAGAGGACAGGAATCAGAAGGCGTTAAGTACTGGGGATTCGGTAAGCAAGTATATACAGAACTATTAGGATTTATTTCAGATCCAGACTATGGTGATATTACAGATGTAAAATCAGGTAGAGATATTTCTGTAGAATTTACTCCTGCTGAAGGAGTTGGCAACTACCCTAAAACAGCAATCCGTGTTAAACCAAACATGACAGCTGCAACAGAAGATGCAAACATTGCTGACAAGATTGTTAGCGGACAGAAAGAAATCTTCGAAATCTTTAGAAAGAATTCGTATGATGATTTGAAAGCTGTACTTGAAGAATGGCTTAATCCTGACGGAGGTGAGCAGGCTGCACCGGTACAATCAACGGCAACATCAACAGGTGTATCATCAACGAAAGATGTTGAAACTGCATTCGATGATTTATTTAACGAATAAGAGGAAATAATATGGCAAAGGATAAGAAAAATAGAGATGAGTTGGCCAGCGTATTAGCTGACTCATTAAACAAACAGTTCAAAGGAATGAAAGTTGCATACTTTCTTGATGGTGAGGAAGACACTCCCACCGACTTGACTGAATGGATAAGTACAGGTTCATCTCTACTTGACCTAGCTATTTCTAATAGGCCCAATGGTGGTTTACCTGTAGGTAGAATTACCGAAATTACTGGAATGGAAGCCTCTGGTAAATCACTAATTGCCGCCCACTGCCTTGCAAACACCCAGAAAATGGGAGGTCTTGCTGTATACATAGATACTGAAAATGCTATGAACGAAGACTTTTTATCTGCTATAGGAATGGACGTAGGCAAAATGCTTTATATACAACTCGAGGCTGTAGAAGATATCTTTGAAGTTATTGAAAATATAATTTTAAAGGTTAAAGAATCAGACAAAAACCGATTGGTATCAATTGCAGTAGATTCAGTAGCTGCAGCAACTACAAAGATTGAACAAGCTCAGGATTATGACAAAGAAGGTTGGGCTACATCAAAAGCAATTGTATTGTCAAAAGGAATGAGAAAGATCACACAGTTAATTGGTAGAGAAAGAGTATGTTTGATCTTTACAAACCAGCTAAGGGAAAAGCTAGGTGTTATGTTTGGTGACAAATATACTACTTCAGGTGGTAAAGCAATACAATTCCACGCTAGTTGCAGATTAAGACTTAAGGCTGCAGGCCAGATTAAAGCAAAGGTTCAGGGTAAAGAACAAGTTATAGGTATTAAAACTAAAGCTAAGGTTGTAAAGAACCGTATGGGACCACCGTTAAGAGAAGCGGAGTTCAACATTTATTTCGAATCTGGAATAGATGACTTTGGTGGATGGCTTCAGGTATTAAAAGACTATAGTCTCATAAAACAAGGGGGATCGTGGTATACTTATACTGATGAGGTATCTGGTAAAGAGATAAAGTTTCTGTCAAAAGACTTTGAAAGACTGGTTCTTTCAGACCCCGAAAGGAAAGACAGAATCTATAAGAAGATTTGTGAAACATTGATAATGGCATATCAAACAGAAAATTTAGGTATCGATGATATCGAAATAGGAAACGGCGATGTGCCAATAGGATAATAATGCTATGCGTGGCGGAATGATGGTTGACGTGAATATAAAACATGAAGTACCATCTTGGAGATACGCAACCTTAACGATTACTTGTAATCAACTAGGTTAAACCGAGGCGATAATATCGTCCTCAAGTTCCTAAAGAGCGCAGGAACTATATGGCTTTTTTAAGTTTTTAGCCAACACAATTAGTGCTTGAAAAACTGTGGGTTCGAATCCCACCGCATAGTTATTATTATATTAAAAATAAAAAAAAGAAAAAGTTATGGATATGTATTATTTAGCAAGAGTAAAAGTTGCCACGGACACAGGAAACAAAGTAACGTGGAAAAAAGAAGCTTACTTAGTTTCAGCTGTATCAGTTACAGATGCAGAAGCAATTGTAAATAAGGATTTTGCAAACGACTCAGTTGAATTCGAGGTTGTCGAAGTTAAAAAGTCTGATGTAATTAAGGTGTTGTAATATACACCTTGTTTTGCTAAAAAGGTCACCTTCACGCGGTGCAGAATGTTAAGAGTTAAAAATCCTCACTATGATTAAGATTTATTTAACCAACCAAGAACCTTTTATTTTAACCAAATTAAATTAAGATATATTATGAAAAGATTAACAGTACATGTTACAGGCCAGCCTAGAGTAGATACTCAGGCACCAGCAGTAAGCAACAAGAAGGCTCCGTCAAAGTCATCTGCAGAATCAGCTCTTGAACAAGGCGAGATGGACAGAGAGAAAGCGTTGAGCGGTAGAGACAAAACTCCTGGTAAAAAAGGTAGATACAAAGTATATACTACGTTGTCTGTAAAAGACTTAAAGACAGCTGGGGAAGTAGAAATTGCGCTAGCAGAAATCCGTAAGGGGTACAGCATAGCAATTTGCAAAGATTCTAATAGAAGCTATTG